AGGTCAGGTCTCGACACAGGGCGCCCCATCACACCTGAGCAATGGTAGTGGGCATAACAAACGCCATCAATCACTACGGGCTTCAGGAAGTCATAAACCTCCCAGCCCATTTCCTTGAGCTGCAGATCGTCATAGCTCATTAGGCCCTCTAGCTTAACGTCAGCATCCAGAGCTCGCTCTATGCGGTGCTCATGGTTGCCAATGGTAAACACCAGCCGAGGGTTCCACTGCTTTTTCTTGTCGTGCTTTATCTTAGCCTGCTCCTCCCTGATGGGGTCTAGGAAGGCTCTCATTGCGTTTATACCAGCGTTAACGTCCTCGACATAGCGGCGCCCCTCAAAAGACTTGCTGCCCTTAGCATCGTGGCTGGACAGTGAGGGGAAGTCCCAGTGGTCACCTATGTGAACAATAACGTCTGGTTTAGTTTTGGCGGCATACATTCCTGCCCAGCGGAGATGGTCCCAAGACTGACCCGGCTTTGTCTGGGTGTCTGGTATAACCATGTGACGAGGCAATGGCTTGCCTCTGCGGGTCTTAAAAAAATCTTTTAGGTAATCAATCATCGGGGTAGCCCTCCGTGGCTATATTGTACACCAGTTGATTACTGGTGCAATGGGGCTGTATCTGCCTCCAGTATGGCTTCGATAGCCAGCTTTTGCTGCGGGGTTACCCAAAGGTGCAGCTCGGTCATGCCCTCGTTATTTCTGCGCTCTCGCATCTCTCGCATGATCTGGGCCTTTGGCTTTGGACCGCTGTTGAACACTGCGTCAAAGTTTTTGCTAAAGGTCTCCCGGTCAGGGAGGGGTCTTGCTGCTGATCCCTTACCCATTTGGCACCTCCAGAGAGTATTCAGCAACCATGCACTTCTCATCAAACTGGTTGTAAACCGGGACCTGAGTGGAAGTGATTTTGTGGCCCATGCAGCGCAGGTCATATACCCTTGCTGCCAGCCTGCTGATGCCTAGCTCCTGCCAAGCGTTCAGGGTGGTAAGAGCACCACCCCCCTCAAGAAACTCAATCACGCGATCATTCTGACTTAAATTTTTCATACATCCTCCGGTTAAATAACATCACAGCCGTGGCTCTCTTCAAGACCTTGGGCCTCAAAGAGTTTGTCACGGAGAGTAGCTTCAAGCTCAAGATAGATGAGCTCCTTATACATATCTGCAAAGCTAATGCGCTCATTGCTAATAAAATTATGAGCATTAGCACACACAGCTTGAAAATCACCCAGAGCCGCACAGTGGTAAAAGACATCTTCATTGCCCTCCTCAGCGATGTCGTGTTTAACGCTGTAAATGTAGCGCCGCCTGTTCAGGATTTTCTCAAAGCTATCAGGGTCTTCATACAAAGCCTTGATCATTGTTTTCTTGAGGTCAAACACAGCCTCGGGCAGAAAGTCCTCAATCCAGCTAGGCTTCGCCTGAAACCAGCTATAGACCGCAAGATCCTTCAGCTCATCTGACAGGCTCATCAGGTCATTATCCCAATCAGCCGGTGCCTGTGCAATTACGCTTTCAAAAATATCTTTCATGCCTTTCCCCTTAAATGTTGGTTTTGATGACGTCAACCGCGTCATCGAGATTAGCGAAATACAGAGCCTCTTCGAGAGCACCTACGCCAGCAGACATAACGTGTGACCGCACAAAATACTGCACACTCTCATCGCTGTCAGCCAGCAGCCTCTCGGCCATTAGCTGCTTGATAATTTTTACATCTACATCCAGAGTCATTTCAATTTTGATTTTCATGTTTTTCCCCTTGGTTTTTGATTGCCCCCCGTAGGGGGCGGCTAGATTAAACTTCTCCTCTTGACTCACGCTCAAGCTGTAAATCGCACTCCATATACCAAGCTTGTTCACGCTCCAACTCTCTACAACGCTCGTCATAGTAAGACCAATCTTCTCTGGTAGATTCATCTGGAAACCGCGCTATCTCCAAAGCGTCTAGAACATTAGCAACAGCATGATAAATATCGCCATCGAGGTAATCATATTCTGCCGCACCCATAGATAAACCTGCCACATCAACCATGTGTCGCTTGTCGTGATCTTCAGGATCGCGCACTGAAGCTACATAACCCTCACCGTCAAAATTAGTAATTAAACCGCACTCTGTGCCGTGGCAGTCCAGAACATCGTATGCCTCGAATGGTACATCTTTTTTGACTAATTTCATGTCTTTCCCCTTACCTATCTCGTTAATGAGGCTTCATGATAATACAGTAACGGTTACCATGCAACCCCCCTAAGCAAAATAATTTTACCAGTCCAAACTGCAGGCCATCATGGTCCCGGCATCGTGATTCTCAAGGTAGAACCCATGCTTCTCCACCAGCTTCTGCAGCTTTGGGTGGAACCCGGTAGGATGCCATTCTTTCCAGTAGTCGTGCAGCGGCATTCCATCAGGGGCACACTCGCCCTCGCAACGAAACCAGATGCGGTGCTTGTCCACCTTCTCTTCCCCGGTCCATTGATCGTAGGTCACAGCGTTAGCCTTTGGAAACGCCTTGTTGATGTGCTTGCATAAAGTGATTGCTTTCATATATTTCCCCTTAGTTGCCCCCCTCGGGGGGCGTTAGATTAAGTTAAACAGCGAGCTGCTCGCAGACCTTCCTGTAGATCCCATCGCAGAAAGAGTTGGCCACTAGATCGCTAATCAAGATCATTGGGTTGCCCTCAGAACCGTTGTTGTAGATCAGGTAGAACCACCCAAGCTCATTGCCATCTTTGTCAAAAGGGATGACAACATCTTCACCAGTGCTTGACATGGCCTCAAGGATCTCGATGAAGTCTGCAGACTGCTCAAGGCAATAATCCTCACCGTCATTGATGGTCACCGTACACTCTGCGGCCAACAGCTCAGAGATCAAGCAGTGCGCTGCAATGCGGTCATCCATATTGCAATACTCTGGTAGCCGCACGTTAAAACCCATAAATATCTTTTCCATTTTACTTCCCCTTTAATTGCCCCCCGGAGGGGGCTTTGAGTGATTAATTACTGTGTTTTCAGGATTACCAGATCAGAGCTAACATATCCTTCTAAATATATACTTTTAACGGAAATATAGCCCTTCTTATCTAGACTGTGCAAGGTAGTGGTATTTATACCAGTGTGGATCGTGTCTTCGAATACTTCCCCCTTCTGAGGTATAACTACAAACTCCATATTAGACAGTTTTTCTAGGGCTACTTCTTGCGCTTTAGTTAATTTAGTCATTGTGCTTTCCTCGTTAGTGAGGTCACATTGTACACTAGTAACCGTTACTGTCTTAGAACCATTTTGCATATGCTTATAACTTTTTGGAATATCCAGGGAATTACTCTCCGGACAAAGTTTGATGTTTTTTGTCCGCTAACGGTCCGGACAAATTTTCACGGTTTTTGTCCGCTACTTTTTCAGGGCAAAAAAAAGACCCCGCAAATGCGAGGCCAAAGGAGAAATAAACAAAATAGAAAACGATAAAGTTACATCGCCGGGGAATTCCGACAACACCGTTAGTCTACTGGAAAAGAGGGATTAAGCAACAACAATTGATCCTCATTCGGAGGTATCTGCGCATCCTCGATTTTCTCCTGCACAATGTCTGCGATCTCCTCAATCTCAGCAAAGGCTCTGTCAGGGTTGGCGCCCTCAGAGATCACGCTGTCACACACTGTCAGTATTCTGTCCTGCAGGTCATCGAACCCGTGAGCCCTGCAAAGCTCAATTAAGTTGCCAATAGTGATAGTCTTCATTTCAATCTCTCCGTATGGAATTTGATCTGTTCGTTGAAGTCATCCAGCAGATCACGATAATCTGCCGCGTACATTTTTTTTACCTTGCGCTTGTCCCGGTGCATCTCGTCAACAAAGTCTCTGCCAAAATAATCAATCATCCAGAGCGTGTACTCTGACTCTGCAGAGCCATAGCGCATACCAAAGCCGTTACACCCTTTGCACTGCGGCCACACATTGCACTCCTCTAAGCTCCAATAGCTTGAGCTCCCCTTGGGTATGTAGTGGCCGCCATCGCACTCTTTCCAGTGGACGTTCTTGCCGCAGCTCACGCAGCTACAGTAGCCGTTGTCATCTGCTGACTTCATCCTGCTGAGCTTCTGCAGCTTCTCAAGGCACTGAGCTCGTAGTGTTTTCTTAGCCATAATTGTGAACCACCGAGCTCTCCCTGAGTACCGGGCCATCCTTGCTGGGGAACCCAACACTTACCACCCCATTAGTAATGGTGGCTATATTACTGTCTAGCTCCCGGTAAACCTTGCTCACCTGATCCCTCTCCAGATTGCTTGTTTTGCCCATTGTGTCTGGAAAAAGAGCAATTTGCAAAGCGGACCACAGGGCCTTCACGCTGTCCTGCGTCCACTCAACCTCGATGCCGGGAACATCCCTGCCCTTAAATCTCACCTGAGAGGTGTAGCCTGCAGCGTTGAGCTCCTCTGCCAGCTCACGGCAATATTTGTGGATCGCGTTGTTTTGCGTCCCGGTTCTGGACCTGTTGGTTTTGCACACCACCTTGAGGTAGCGCTTTTCTTGCCAGAGATCACCAAGGTTCTTAAACAGGTTGATTAGGTCTAGCTCTGTATCGACAACGTAGTCTTTCATAATTTCACCCTCAAAAATTTATCCCGTAACTTGTCAGCTTTTGTCTCCAGCCGCATCTGGCACTTTGGCAAGGCCTTCTTGATCCCCAGCCTGTCTCGCCTTTTAGTGTTAACAGCAACGTACTCCTCTT